AAATAGAATTCCAAACAGTGTCATTCTTATCATTCAATTTCTCTAAACGTTCTTTGTAATTCATCTCTCAACCTTTCTTTTTAAATTTCACAAAATGTAATTGAAGGAATCTGTTCAAGAATTATTTCAGAAACAACATTCCAATCACCTCCTCCAAGTCCTGAACCAAACCGAACAGGAGCAAAATATTCTTTTTCACCAAACTTTTTGTAAACATCTCCGAAAATCTTTCTAATAGAATAGTAATCAGTATATCTCTTACCATCATAACCATAAAACTCTTGAGAAAAACAATTCACAATCACCAAAGAATCACTCACATGAACATCATCAAATTTACCTAAAAGATTATGTTTTCCATAAGTCTGATAAAAATTCATATATGACAAATAAACTTCTGGATACTTTTGACGAATACAGCCAACCAAACCAGACGCAAATCTTCCTTGACAATTAACTTGATGTAAAATAATCCCAGAAGAGATCGTTGTCAAGTCCTTTTTTAAAATTTTCATGAGAAACCTTTTTATAGAAATAGTTCTGGAAAAAGAAAAGAACCAAAGCCGTCTCTTAAAAGATAGCTTCAGTTCTGAGATTTGTCAAGGGAGGATTTTAAGAGAGTTTTAAGAACATTTGCTATAAGAACAATCTTGACATACAAAACACCCTTCTTGCATCACTAAATGTTCACTTCCACAATTAGGACACTTTCCTTTTTTCTTAGTTCCATCTTTAATGTATGTCTTAAGAACTCTTGCAATGACTTTATTAAACGAATACAATTCAGAACCAAGTTCATCTCTTTGTAACATATCCACAATAAAATGAACCGGAATTCCATGCCTGAGTTTCATTGAAAGACTTCTAGTATGATAGTTATATAGTGGGTTTTCAAATACAGACACAATATCTTTAATAATAGTTTCCTTCCCTTCTTCTCCATAATAAAGATTATACTGAGAATTCATATCATTTTTCTTAGAATCTTTTTGCAAAATGCCTCTTGTATAAACTTTTGGAATCTTAATATATTTTTCACTTCCTCCAAAAATCTCATACGGAAGCCCATTAAGTTTTCCAATAAATATAGTCCAAGAATCTCCTTTAATTCTCACTTGGTGAATATCGCACTCTAATTTTTCTGGACGCTTTGGAGCATCTGTATATGAAATAGATTGAGATTTTTCAGAATTCCTTTTTTGACTTTCTTTCGTTTCAAGAACAGCAGTCATTGTACCATCTCGATAAGTAGTAATTCCTTTAATTTCTGACTTCCAAGCATCCATATAAACATTCTTAAAATCTTCAAAAGAATAATCATTTGGAAGATTTACAGTTTTGCTAATGGACATGTTACAATATTTTGCCCAAGTTTTTAGAGAATCTGTATGATTTTTTACACTCAAATCAGCAACACAAACAAATTTCTTTTCATCCAACATTTGTTTGTATTTCTCACCATAAAACTTTTTAGCGAATCTAACACCATAATCTTCTACAAAATTCTCAACGATCAATCCTCTGCTTTTGTCAACTTCATAATTCTTACTATCATAAGATCCTTTAAGAATTTGTTCATCTGCTCTTTTTGAAAATTTAAAATGTTCTGTTTCAAACCATTCTCCAGAATGAACTTTTGGAAACTTTAATCCAGAATCAATCAATTCCTTTTGTTTTATTTCTGGAACAATACACCATCTAAAATATCCTTCTACAGAAAACACTGGTTCAATTCCACCAGACATATTCCTTGCATACACACCAGTATTTCCATTAGGCGCATTCATGGATTGATGAGAATTTCTCATTTCACCAACACAAACCAATTGTTTCTTAACATCTTCTGCAATAGGAAGAGTTTTAAAATAATATGAATTGAAATATTTCTCACTATCAAACATTTTAAATGAACCTTTTTCTTTTCCTAATTCAGAACTAGCCAAAAGTTCAGCTTCGCATTTAATTTTTGCAATTTTTTCTTGAAGTTCTATAGATTCTTTTGATCCAAATGGAATGCCCAACATGATATGTAAGGAACCAATTCCCATAATACCTAAACCAACACGCCGACGATCACTAACAGAATCAGAATATTCTGGAAGTGGTGTAGTTGAAACAGTATTAACATTGTCCAAAAATCTAATTGCAATTTTAATTATTTCTTGAAATTCCACAAAATCAAATTTAAGAACACCATCAATTACCTTTACTAACATTGGCAATGATATTGAACCTAAATTACATACACCAGTTGGCATAGAAATTTCACCGCAATTGTGTACATTTAATCCATTATTCCAATAAGTATGATGCTCTCCATCTACAGTAATATCATAAACAGTATCGTCTTTTAGATATTCTACATCTTTTATTTCATAAGATACTTTGTTTGGTTTACAAGAAACACCTAAAGTTTCAATTATATTTTTCAACTTTTCCATTTTATAAGGTTGAACAAAACCAATTAATTTGTAAAACTTATCTCTATCTGTTGTTATGTTCAGATCATATGATTGTTTGCACACATAATCACCATTCTTAAATTTTACAGACTTTGACTTATTTGTTGTATAATAAGAACGAATTCCAATTGAAGATAACATAATTTGTACAGATTCAATAACATCAAAAGATGCCGCTTTTAATGAGACTCTTTGACCACCAACAATAGAACCATTTGCTGAATATAAACCTCTAAGGAAACTACAAACTTTATTCTTATTACCCTCTAAAAATCTTTTTGGTATCTTTCTATTATAAGTTCTTGGAACATCATCTAAAGTTAATGTGGTTTTTACTTTGCACATATATTCAGATTTAAATTCATTTGTTATATATTCATCAAAATCGCCAGAGAAATATGAAAAATCATTCTCACCAACACACAAATAAATTTTATCAGAACTACAAGTTCCATCACCAACAACCAAACCATCTACAATATCTTGTTTATTGTATTCAACGTTTTCGTCATACGGACCAACCAAAATATCCAAAAAATGAGCATCTTTAACTTGTGTTGATTTCCCACAACTAATAACATTATGATTATCTGTTCCTAAAAATGAACCAACAGTTGTTTTATACTTATAAACTGGTTTAATTCCTGTGTTAACTTTATTAACAACATTCACCCATTCGTCTTGACTCCAAATAACATCACCAATTAATAAATCATCAAACGTCTTCATTCCTTGCTTAGTAAGTACAAAGGACGAACCCAAGTTACATGGGTTGGACGCAGCAATATTTTCATTGTATGCTAATGGATTCTTTTTATTGATGGTGTCTAAGTATAAAACTCCTGGTTCTGCTCTGTTATAAGTAGAAACCATAATCATTTCCCACAAATCTTTTGCTGGAATAGTTTCATAAACAATGACTGGAAGATTTTTTGCTTCCCACTCATCCAAAAATCCATTCCAAACAGTCTTATATTCTGGAATGGATGTGTCTGGATATTTTAATTCCCATATCAAATTATTAACAACAGCATTCATAAACCCTTCAGTAATACCAACAGATAGATTAAACTTTGTAAATCTTCCCGAAGTTTGTTTTGCTGTAATAAAATCCTTAATATCAGGATGCCAAATATTAAGAACTCCCATCATCGCACCTTTACGAATTTTTACTTTTTCACCAATCTTTCTTTCACCAATAATTTTAACGCTTCCTGTTGTAACAATTTCCGAAGACTTGTCCCAAAGTTCCATAAATTTTAAAGGTCCTGGTGTTCTAGAACCAATGCCTTTAACATATGAACCAGCAGGACGCATCCAAGAAAAATTTGTTCCATAACCACCTTCAACACGAAGAGTAAGTGCTTGTGCGGTCAAAAGTTTATAAATTCCTTCAATAGAATCACAATCTTCTAATCCAATGACTCTAGGATGATGAACGAAACAATTAAACAGTGATGTTTTTGTAGCATCTTCAGAACCAATATTTGCTAAGATTCTTCCACCAGGAACAAACTTATCATTATATAGAATTTTCTTAAAATCTTCTTCAACTTTCTTTCTATTTTCTTCATTCTCCGGACTAGCACATGCTTTAGCAACTCTGTTCCAAGTTTCTTCGCGAGTATTTTCGTTTTTCAATCTATAGTTATCATTCCAAACTTCTACAGATAGAGCATCATAATCATAATTATCAAATTTAGTCACAACTTTCTCCTTTTTATTTTATTTTCATCATTCTTATTTGGAAAAATATTTATAGGTTCATTTCCAAACAATCTTAACCAGTTCTAACAATTTTTATGCAACAGTTATTGTCAATTTTATGATAAGGTCTGTCTCATCAATTTCCCAATAAAGCGCTTCTGAATCTAGACATTGAGTAATAATTTTCACATTCTTATCTTTTTTGAAAAACACCACAACATCATGATTTCCTTTTTTAGTCTCTGTGTCTAAAATTTGTTGAATTTCATATATTTNNGGTTCTTTTGTTCTTCTACTGAAAACTTTCTTAATTCTGTTTGAAACAATTCTTCATAATGATCTTTTAAGTTTTCGATCAATTTTTCTTTAAATGTCATTTTCGTTTCCTTTCTTTAAAACAGATCTCTTTCATTTAGCACATAGAAAAGCATATTTTTTTCATTTGCGAATTTTCTAGCGGCTTTCCATTTACAATCATTTTTCAGATATTCTTGTAAAGCGTTTAGGTATTTGTTCAATGTTTTTTTGTTTTTCTTTTTAGGTTCTGTGGGTCTTACCATTTGGTTGTATGGTTTGATTTCCAGGATACATACAACTTCTTTACCATCATTATCTATCAACTTTGCAACGACATCTGGATAGTATTTGTGTTCTTTATTATCTACAACTGATTTATCTACATTTGGAGCATTCTTTGGCATTTCGAATCTATATAGTATTGTGATTGGTTCATAAGCCCATTCTAGTATTCTTGTATTTGTATCACACCAAAAAAACATTCTTTCTTCGTATGATGATTTGAACACTGGTGGTTTTGAACCTTTATACTTTTGAGGAAACTTTAAAGAATACTCGCCTGTTTTATAAACTCTGTTATTTGCCATAAATGTTTCCAATTTTGATGGAAATATTTAGGTAGGAGATTTAGAAAGAGATGATTATTTCGTTTGAAGAAACATTGACACCAACTGCAAATCCTTCTTTTGTGTAATGTTCTTCGAGAGATTTAAACAAAATATTATAATCAAAATCTGTTCTTATTGATATGACATATGAATTAAAACACATATCAAACTCATGTGAAATTTCCTCAAGATTTTTATCATATCTCTTTACGATCTTTTTTACAAATTGTTTATTAAGATTAGAACAATCCAATAATTCTTTATCAATCACAGGAATAAGTTTGTTTAATACATTTTTTGCTTGATCTTCAATTGTTTTTTGATAATTGTTTCGGTTTTCTCTACATTGTTCTAGTAAATTCATTTCGAATCCTCTTTGAAAGAAATCATTATTAAGTTTGCATTGTTGTTAAAGATAAATTTAAACCCTTCTGATGTATAATATTGATCTAGTTTGTCTAAAAGAACTTTATCATCGCACCTTTTCGAAAAAGTTAAATGATCATAAAAAAGATTTTTATTAAATTCTACCACATGATTTGAAGTAGACGAATAAGACAAGTAGAAAGAAAAATTGTTATTTGTTTTTGAATATTCTAGAATCTTTTCGTTTATCATAGAAACTAATTTTTGAAAAACTTCTTCTACATTGTTTCGTAAATCTGTTTCGTAGGTATTTGCATTTTCTCTACATTGTTCTAGTAAATTCATTTCAAATATTTCCTTTCAAACTCATTCTATTACATATTTCAATTTGTCGTCTAACTCTATTAACAGCTTCGGAGATTGATAATTTTTCTTGAGTTGAAACATATTTAGATGTATTAGATTGTTCTCCAAAAACATATTTCGTTGGTGATATAAATTCTGGTGTCATATAAGCGACTGGTTCATATCTTACTTCAACACCATTAGCTTTTAAAAATTCAATTGCGTCTTCTTCGTATACAGAATATATCATCTTCTACCACCTTATCACAATTTTAGTTTTTTCTTGTTCTACTTCAAAGTCTTCTTTTTCTAATCTTTCTATAACAGCTTCTGGAATTTCCGCATAGATTGTCCATTCGTTTTCTTCAATTCTATCTTCAATTCCGCTTTTAATTAGATCATACAATTCAGCTTCAATAAGTTCACAAATTTTTTCTTTTGTTTCTTCTTTCATAGTTTCCCCAGGACATTTGAATATTCAGTTGCTCTTTCTGAGACAGCTTTAAGTTTGTGTTTAAATACGAAGTCATTAAACTTTCTTCCACTAAACTGCCCACGATCATCTCTATTAATTTCTTCTGTGATTTTCATTCGGAGTTCGGTAGGAATGTATTTAAAATCAATCAATTGACAATTTCTTTTATAGTTTTCTAGAATAGCTTGTGGTTCTAGTTTGTATTTCTCTATGAACAGTTTCTTAGTATTTTCTTGAGACACATATTCTTCATTATAAAGTTGTGTAATGAAATCTTCTCTCATCAATTTTTCTACAGTCTTCAAACCACATCTAGGAAAAATTGCTGGAATGTTATCGTTTTTATCACCACCAATAATCTTTACGTTTAAAAAAGTTACTGGATTCAAAACATTCACAAACTTCTTTTCTATAGGAGAATATTGTCTAATGTTTTTCCTAATCAACAATTGATATAAATCTTTGTCTGTAGAAATTATAGTAATAGATCCTTTGAAAAGCTCCGAAGCAACTGCAATAGTATCATCCCCCTCAACACCTTCTATAGAAATGATCTTCAGGTTTGGGAAGGCTTTCTGGAGGTCTTCTATGAAAGGCTGAAGGATTGCGAAGAACTTCTTGAAATCCACCTTAGAAGCATCCCTAGCTGCCTTTCTGTTGGCTTTGTAATCTGGGTAGATCTTCTTCCTCCAGCTTTCTTTAGAGTCAAATGTTATGATCAAGTCTGTAGGATTAAACTTTTCTACAGTAGATTTCAAACACGCTAAGAACATTGTTTTCCAATAAATGTAAGTGTCGTCAACCATATCAGTTTTGTCTACTTCTGACTGCGCTGGAAAAATCGTTCTGAAAATTAAATTATGCCCATCAAGAATTAAAAGAGATCTGTTTTCTTCATGGACATTTAAAAGTTGTTTTAGGCTCATAGATTACCTCACTAGAATGATACAATATTTAAATTGTCGTGTCAAGTGAGGTTTTCCAGAGATCGTTTAAAATTCTACAGTATTACCAAGATTTATGTAATTCTGAACAAAATTCGCACCATCTAAAATATCAAGTTTTTCAGAAATCTCTACATCATAATAATGAAAAGTAACAAATTCAAACCTCTCATCTATCCACTTCATTGTATTATATTGATCAATTCTTGTCTGTACTCTAGATAAAAGTTCACCATCAGAAAGATAGAGTTTAAACACTTCATCAATATTATTCCAAGATCGCACTTCTTCAAAAGAAACATCATCATTTGAATATCCAGTACCGAAACAAAAAACCTCAATTTCGGAAGGATTTTCAGAAAGAGCTTCAATCAAACCTTGAGTCATAGGAAAATTAAAATTTCCACAACCTCCATCGGCGCGGAACGTGTTTTCATAATCATCTCTAACAATACCAAAAAAATTTGGTGCTGCGAAAGAATATTTCACAATATCTGTAATCAAACGATCCTTATATTTCTCAGAAGTTGATTTAAAAAATGTATTTTCTTTTGTACACACGTTAACAGAAGTACATATAAATTTTGTTTTCAACTCACCATATTTAGAAATACCTACTTCATCAAGACATTGTTTCATAGCTCTAACAACAACTTCCCTATCATACTTAGGAC